CGCGTCTGAGACTCTCGGCGCTCAAGGAGCGGCCGCGATGAAGCGCACACCGCCCGCAAAGCCAGCGGCTGATGGCAAGCCGAAGGGGCTTGCGTGTCCCACCTGCGGGTGCCAGCACTTCGAGGTGCTGTACACGCGAGCGACGTTCATGGGCACGATCCGCCGGCGCCGGCAATGTCGCCATTGCGGTCGCCGAGTCACGACCTCCGAGCGCCTGGGAGCCTGACACGGTCGTCGAGGTTCTACCGGTGGAACAAACCGGTCCATTGGTGCCGCGAAGCGGGCAGATCACTTGGCCGCTGCATAGGGAGCCCGTGTGGGGCCGTTCGATGCGGCCCTCCGGAGTGCCCCAATGCCCGACCCCGAACTTGAGCAGGCCATTCGCGACAACGCGTCGCAGCCCGCAAAGGCGGCGGTGGACGGCCAGTCCGTCGAGCAGCACCCGCTGAAGGACCAGATCGAGGCCGACCGCTACCTCGCGTCCAAGGACGCCGCGAGGAAGCCCGGCCTCGGCATCAAGTTCGCCAAGATCGTCCCCCCCGGCTCCGTCTGACCTGCACCACCGATGCTCAAGACCATCGCCAACCTGCTGAATCGAAACGGCCGTCCCGCCGAGCGGAGCACGGACGCTCCGCGCGGCGGCCGGGGTCGACGGGTCGTGATGGCGAAGTTCGACTCGGCACAGACGACCTCCGACAACCGGAAGCACTGGGCCAACGCGGACGGCCTCTCGCCCAACGCGGCGGTGAATCCCGAAGTTCGGCGGATCCTCCGGAACCGCGCGCGGTACGAGGTTGCCAACAACTCCTACGCCAAAGGGATCGCCCTCACCCTCGCCAACGACACCATCGGCACCGGTCCTCGGCTGCAGATGCTCACGGATGACGCCGATGCCAATGCCCGCATCGAGGACGCGTTCGAGACGTGGTCCCGGGCGGTGGACCTTGCCGGCAAGCTCCGAACCATGCGGCTGGCGCGGGCCGAAAGCGGCGAGGCGTTCGCCCTCCTGGTCAACAACCCCGCGATCGCGTCATGGGGATCGCCCGTCTCCCTTGACCTCAAGCTCATCGAGGCGGACCAGGTCTGCACCCCGCTGCTGCGGCGCGGGCGCACCGACGAAGTCGACGGGATCGTGCTCGATCAGTGGGGAAACCCCTCTGCCTACCGCGTGCTGAAGCGGCATCCCGGTGACAGCGGGCTTCTCCGTGCCCCCATCGACGACCTGACCGCCTACGACACGTTCGCAGCGTCAGCCGTCGTGCACTACTTCCGCTCCGATCGGCCCGGGCAGCTCCGCGGCATCCCGGACATCACGCCGGCTCTCCCGCTGTTCGCGCAGCTGCGCCGGTACACGCTCGCGACCATCGCCGCCGCCGAGACGGCCGCCAACTTCGCCGCCGTGATCTACACCGACGCTCCTCCCAACGGCGAAGCCGACCCGCTGGAGCCGATGGATGAGGTCGAGCTCGAGCAGCGCCTGGCGACGGTGCTCCCCGGCGGCTGGAAGCTTGGGCAGGTCCACGCTGAGCAGCCGACGACCACCTTCGGCGAGTTCAAACGTGAGATCCTCAACGAGATCGCCCGCTGCCTGAACATGCCGTTCAACGTCGCGGCGGGGAACTCCTCGGGTTACAACTACGCCAGTGGCCGCCTGGACCACCAGGTGTACTTCAAGAGCATCCGCGTCGAGCAGCACCACCTGCAGCTCGCGGTGCTCGACCGACTCCTCAAAGCGTGGCTCAACGAAGCCGTGCTCGTTGAGGGGCTGCTCCCGCAGTCGCTCCGTGAGCGCGGGGTAGCGCTGCCCGAGCACGCATGGTTCTGGGATGGCGTCGAGCACGTCGATCCCGCCAAGGAAGCGACCGCCCAGGCCACGCGACTGGCCAACCACACGACCACGCTCGCCGCTGAGTACGCCCGCCAGGGGCGTGACTGGGAGCAGGAGCTCCGCCAGCGTGCCAAAGAGCTCGTGCTCATGGATTCACTCGGACTGACCCCCGCCCCCCAGACCACCGCGGCTCCCGCGGGCAACGCGCCTGCACCCACAGAGGACGACACCGATGGCAACGACGACTCCGACCGCTCCCGCTCCGAAGACTCGGCTCGCGCCCAGGCGTCTGTGGCTTGAGGCCGCTGCTGCGCCCGCGGGCACCTCTCCGCTCACGCTCACTGGCACGGCGGAGATCACCGCCATCGCCGCTGGCGCTGATGCCGAGAAGGCCTTGCCGCGGTTCAAGATGCTGGCGTACACGGGTGGTGCCATGCGCGTCGCCGGGTGGCGCCACCCCGTGGTTCTTGATCTCGCCGGGCTGTCGGTCCCGTCGCAGAATCGCCCCATCCGCTTCGCGCACGATCCGGCCGCGGGCGTCGGTCACACCGACGCGATCAAGGTCGAGGGCGGCCAGCTCGTGGCGACCGGTGTCATCTCGCGCGACACCGCGACCGCCCGCGAGGTGGTCGCGTCCTCGCGGAACGGTTTCCCGTGGCAGGCGTCCGTCGGCGCCAGCGTCGAGGAGTTCGAGTTCATCCGCGAGTCACAGAAGGCGATCGTGAACGGCCAGGAGTTCGCCGGCCCCGTCAACGTAGTCCGCAAGGCCACGCTGGGCGAGATCAGCTTCGTCGACCTCGGCGCCGACGGGCGCACCTGCGCCTCCATCGCCGCCCAGCAGGGCGGTGGCACTCCGGCGGGCGGTGATGCCGACCCCGCGCCCGGCGCCGGCGCTGCCGCGCTCCGCGCCGAGGCCCTCGCGGAGACCAGCCGCATCGCGGCGATCCGGAAGGTCTGCGCGGGTAAGCACCTGGACATCGAGGCTCAGGCCATCCGCGATGGCTGGGATGCGACCCGCACGGAGCTCGAGGTGCTCCGCGCCAGCCGCCCCAAGGCCCCGGCCATCCACGCGCCCGACACGAGCATCACGGGCGAGGTGCTCGAAGCCGCGTGCTTCCAGAGCGCCAAGCTCGAAGGCATCGAGAAGGTCTGCTCCGCGCAGGTGCTCGAGGTGGCGTCGAAGCGGTTCCAGAGCGGGCTGGGTCTGCAGGAGCTGCTCATCGAGGCCGCCATCGCCAACGGCTACACCGGCCGCACCTTCCGCGACAGCCGCCGCGTCCTCGAGGCCGCCTTCGGACGGGGCATCGAGGCGGGGATGACCATCATCGACGTGGGCGGCATCCTCTCCAACGTCGCCAACAAGTTCCTGCTCGAGGGCTTCTTCAGCGTCGAGCGCGTGTGGCGGAGCATCTGCGCCGTCCGCAACGTGAGCGACTTCAAGACGGTCACAAGCTACCGCCTGGTCGGCAAGGACCAGTACGAGCAAGTCGCCCCGGGCGGCGAGCTCAAGCACGGCACCCTGGGCGAGGAGACCTACAGCAACAAGGCCGACACCTATGGTCTGATGCTGTCGATCGACCGCCGCGACATCATCAATGACGACCTGGGCGCCATCACAACCGTGCCCCGCAAGCTCGGCCGCGGCTCGGGCCTCAAGATCAACGACGTGTTCTGGACGGCGTTCATGAACAACGCCGCGTTCTTCGCCGTCGGCAACAAGAACTTCATCTCGGGCGCGGACACCGCGCTGGGCATCGACGGCCTCACCAAGGGAGAGGTCACGTTCATGGACCTCGTGGACTCCGACGGCAAGCCCACGGGCGTCATGCCGTCGATCCTCCTGGTGCCGACGGCGCTCTCAGCAGTTGGCACGCAGCTCTACAAGAGCATCGAGATGCGAGACACCACGGCGAACACCAAGTTCCCCGTGGCCAACCCGCACCAGGGCAAGTTCCGCATCGAGGTCAGCCGGTACCTGTCTAACGCGCTCTACACCGGCAACTCGGCCAAGGCGTGGTACCTACTCGCCGACCCGAGCGACCTGCCGGTCATCGAGATGGCGTTCCTCAACGGACAGGAGGCCCCGACCATCGAGACCTCCGACGCGGACTTCAGCCAGCTCGGCGTGCGGATGCGCGGGTACCACGACTTCGGCGTCGCACTGCAGGACCCCCGCGGCGGCGTGAAGAGCAAGGGTGAAGTCTGATGGCGGATGAAGTCCCGATTGGTGGTGGGAAAGAGGGCGACATTGAGCCCGGTGGACCAGGTGGCCCTGGACCTGGCGCAGGAGGATCAACGATGGCGACGACGTTTGTTCACGAGGGCGACGCGATCGACTACACCCCGGGGGCCGACACCCCGGCGGGTACCGTGGTCGTGCAGAACGAGTTGGTTGGAGTCACGGGCGCGGCTATCAAGGCGGGCCAGCTCGGCTCGCTCGCGGTCGCGGGCGTGTTCGACTTCCCCAAGGCCGTGGGCGTCGGCACCGGCAATGTCGTCGGCGGCCTGGCCTACTGGGACAACACCAACAAAGTTGCCACCAAGACCGCCACCGGCAACAAGCTCATCGGCAAGCTCGTCAAGACCGCCGCGGACGCGGACACGGTCATGCGCATCCGCATGTCGCAGTAAGGAGCGCTCCCTGTGGCGGACCTGCTCGAACAGGGCGCGGCGTTCCTGGACGACCAGCGGCACAAGCACATGAGCCGCACCGTGGTGTACCAGCGCGGGGCCGAAGCCAAAGAGGTCCTGGCGACCATCGGCAAGACCGAATTCGAGCAGGCCGACGACGCGGGGCTGATCCACCGCGTCGAGTCGCGGGACTTCCTTGTGCGGACGGCGGAACTGGACGTCGGGGCCGGTCCGATCATCCCGCGTGCCGGAGACCAGGTGCGAGAGGCGGTTGGGGCGCAGGTGTTCGTGTACGAGGTCAACGCGCCGGGCGGGCAGCCCGCGTTCCGGTACAGCGACCCGTTCCGCAGAGTTCTTCGGATTCACACCAAGCACATCGCCACGGAGACAACGTGACCAACGGGAATGGACAGAACGGGACCAAGGCGAGGTGGGCGGGCGTGCTGGTCACGGTAGTGCTCGCCGCCGGCGCGATGACTGTGCAGTGGGGCGTGGTGACCACCAAACTCCAGCAGGTCGAGAAGCGCCTCGACGAGTTCATCGGTGAGGCGCGCTCGATCCGCACCGACTATCAGGCGATGGAGCGCCGCGTCTCTTACCTGGAAGGCAAGGTGGCGGGCCTGAACGCGGCGCTGGAGGCCCGTCCATGAGCACCATCGCCGGCATCGCCGACGCCATCACCGCGTACATCAACACGGGAACGTTCTCCCAACCGGTGAACGCCGTGCGGATGTACCAGCCCGCGTTCACGCTGGAGGAGTTGGCCGACCTGCGCGTCTCGGTCGTGCCCCGGACCACGGCGATCACGGCCGCCAGCCGCGACAGCAGCGTGTTCGAGTGCGTGATCGACGTGGGTGTGCAGAAGAAGCTCTCCGCCGAAGGTGCGGAGGGCGAGATTGACGCCCTGCTTGACCTGGTCGAAGAGATCACGGACCACCTGCGCCAGAAGCGACTGTCGGATGCGCCGGAGGCGGCATGGGCCGGCATCGCCCACGAGCCTGTGGTGTCGAGCGAGTCGCTGGAGCAACACCGGGTGTTCACGAGCGTCCTGAGCGTCACGTACCGGGTGCGGAGGTAGCCGTGCGGAACATCGTGTTTATCAAGGTGGAGCTTGAGGAGAGCGACCGGCCCCTTTCCGATTCGCCGCTGGTGGCGACGTTCACGCTCATGGCGGCGCACACGAACACGCAGCCCATGACGCTATCCGACGGCAAGGGCGTCGAAATCCCGGTGCCGGCGGGCGTGCAGCTCCCGTTCGAGCGGGTCAACCTGGCGGACATCTACGTGCGGAGCAAGTCGGGCGATGTGGCATATGCGGTCGGCCACACGGCCGGATAGAGCAGGAGAAGGACGATGGCGATCAAACTCGGCATGGAAGCCAAGCTCCTCTACAAGACCGGCGGTCAGGCCGGTGGCGGGGCGTGGACCGAACTCGGCAACACCCGTGACGTCACGCTGAACCTAGAGGCGGGCGAGGCGGACGTGACGACACGTGCCAACAGCGGGTGGCGGGCCACCGTCGCCACGCTCAAGGAGGCCAGCGTCGAGTTCGAGATGGTGTGGGACACGGCGGATGCCGGGTTCACCGCCATCAAGAACGCGTTCTTCGGCAACGACCCGATCGGCTTCCAGATTCTCGATGAGACCAGCGGCCAGGGCCTGCAGGCGGACTTCTCCATCACGAACTTCTCGCGGAACGAGGCGCTGGAGGAGGCGATTACCGTGTCGGTCACCGCCAAGGTGACGTACTCGGCGGCGGCGCCCTCATGGATCGGTGGTTAAGTCTGTCGGATCACTGTCGGGTTCGCGTCGGATTCCTGTCGGGTGCTGACTCACGGAGGCACGGATGCAGTCATTCAAGGACAACCAAGGGCGGCAGTGGTCGGTCGAGATCAACGTCACCGCCATCAAGCGCGTGCGCGGCCTCACCGGCGAGGACCTCATGCAGGTCATCGAGGGGACGCTGATCGAGAAGCTGATCCGGGATCCCGTGTTGCTCTGCGATGTGGTCTACGCCATCTGCAAGCCCGAGGCGGACGCCCGCAGCGTTTCCGATGAGGAGTTCGGCAAGGCGATGGCGGGCGATGCCATCGAAGCCGCGACGACGGCGGTGCTGGAGGAACTCGTGGGTTTCTGCCCGAGCCCGAGGGACCGGGCCAACCTCGGGCGGGTGCTCCAGGCCACGCGGAAGGTGATGGACCGGGCGCGGGACCTGGTGGAGAAGAAGCTCGACAGCGGGGAACTGGATCGGCTGGCGGACCGCCTGCTGGCAGAGGGATCACCGGAAGCGACTGCTGGAAGCTCGTCCATCAGTGCGCCGGAATCCTCGGCATCGACCCCGGCCCCCTGACCCTCCGTGATCTGGTGGCAATGCTCGACGGCAGGCAGCGCCACGACTGGTCGATCGCCTCCGCCGTCATGGCGCTCGTCGCCAACATCCACCGCGACCCCAAGCGATCCCGCCGACTG